TTTTGGTTTATATTCTTATAATCCCTGACGGCATATCTTGTGCCGACACTAGCCACGACAGGAGGATTTTATGGCTAAAACAACTTTTTCCGGTCCCGTCCGCTCTCGGCGCGGTTTTATTACAGCGGGTCCAGATGCGGTAGTAAACATTACTGCTGAAACCACCCTTACTTTTGATGACCATGCTGGCCGTATGATTGAGGTCAATGATGCTGACGGCGCGGTAACCCTTCCTACCATTAAAGCTGACTCAAACGGGGCTTCTGCTGGTCAAGATGATCCTAACGTCAACAGCCACCTTGGTGCTGTTTATCGGTTCTTTATTGGAACAGATGCCACTGATTTGGACATCAAGACAGACGGAACCGATAAGTTTGTTGGGTCCGTAGCGGTTGGCGTTAATGACGGCAGTTACAAGGTTTTCCAACCCGCCTCCTCTAATGACGTCATTTCAATGAACGGCGGTACTCAAGGTGGTGATGCAAACTCCTACCTAGAGATCACAGCTATTGCTGACAACGAGTACCTTGTGCAGGGTGTTCTTATTGGTTCTGGAACTATTGCTACTCCCTTCGCAGATAGCTAATAGGAGTTAACCAATGGCTGACGCAGTAACCTCACAAACTCTTGCTGACGGCCCAAAAACTGCGGTAATGAAATTTACCAATGTCTCGGACTCAACCGGCGAGAGCGCTGTTACAAAAGTAGATGTTTCTGCCTTGTCTGCTAGCGCGGATGGTGTCACTTGCACAGGTGTCACCATTGAGCGTATTTGGTGGCAGTGCATTGGCATGAAAGTACAAATCCTTTGGGATGCGTCTTCAGATGCTTTTTGTATTGAACTAGGAGAGAACCAAAGCGGTAGTCACGATTACTCTGTTTTCGGCGGCCTTACTAATAATGCAGGGTCTGGCAAAACAGGTGATATAAACTTTACCACCGTTGGTGCCTCCGCAAATGACACATATACGGTCATACTGTATATGAGAAAGCAGTACTAACGAGTAAACAAGGTGCCTGATTTTTCGCCTAAACATGGGGTTTTGTCAGGCACCTACTTCGTTGCTGTAGAGGGTATAGATGAGTTGGTTGTAACCGTTAAGTTTTTTGGGTTTTCTAGTTCTGAAGAGGTGTCGGATTTCATATATTGGTTAGATGTTATCTTAAATGAAACCGAACAAGACAGGGTCCTACACTAATGTCTAAAGGAAAAATGCCTGCTCGAAATAAGAAGAATTTTCGCTCCACGAAGTCTGGGGCAGGCATGACTAAAAAGGGCGTTGCTGCTTATCGCAGATTAAATCCGGGCTCAAAGTTACAGACAGCCGTTACAGGCAAAGTAAAAAAAGGTTCAAAAGCTGCCAAACGTCGTAAGAGTTATTGCGCTAGGTCTGCGGGTCAAATGAAAAAGTTCCCAAAAGCCGCAAAAAACCCTAACAGTCGGCTTAGGCAGGCGCGTAAACGGTGGAAATGCTGATGGAAAGAGTATTAATAACCTCCGTTGTTTCTGGCACGGTAGTAGCCTTTTTAGGTTTTTTTAGTTGGACAGCTTTGACCCTTATAGACGTTGACAAGCGCACCGAAAAAACAGCAGTAAAGGTGGATCAAAATCATGCTATGATAACCACCTTGTGGGAAAGACTAATAGATAGAGATGTTGCGAGGGCAAATGTCGAGAGTACGAACAGGGCCAAAGCCCGGTAAACCAAAGCTAACGTATTTTAGAAAAGGCGGCGCGGTTTCTAGGAAAAGCAAGGGGAGTAAAATTTGCCCCGCAGGAAAAGCCTGGGCAAAAAGAACTTTTGATACCTATCCTTCCGCTTACGCTAATTTAGCAGCGTCTAAATATTGCAAAGATCCCAACTACGCCAAAGCTTCTAAGAAACGAAAGAAGTCGTAGTCATGGGGAAACTACAGGAGTGGCTAGATGAAGATTGGGTCCGCATTGATAGCAAAGGTAATATCGCAGGTGAATGCGGTACTTCTAAAAATAAAAAACGCCCTGATAGGTGCCTACCTAGGTCTAAAGCGTCTTCTTTGTCAAAGTCTCAAAGGGCTTCTACCGCACGTAAAAAGAAACGTGAAGGTGCTAAAGGAAAAACTGTCGTCGCTAATACAAAAGCTGCGAAAGTAAAAAAGATGGCAAGAGGCGGTCCTGTAACCAGTGGGCCGCAAAGAAGGTTAAACAGGGGTTGCGGCGCTGTAATGTCTAACCGCCGGAAACGAACAATCTACGCTTAAATGCTCGAACAGCAGATAAAAGAGGAGGTTAGGGAGTGGTCTAAGCATGCCTTAGAAAACCCATCCCCCTTGTTTAATAACCTACCCGCTTGCCCTTACGCTAAAAAAGCTTGGAGTGATGATGAAGTTGGTTTTGTGTTTAAAACCGAATCAGACAATTTACCTCTCTACAGAACCATAGCGGGGTTTAACGATAAGTATAAACTAATTCTTGTGGTCGATCTTGCTTACAAAAAAGACCCTGACGAATTTGAAGATTTTCTCTATGATCTAAATGAGGCAATTGCAGAGGGGATGTTTGCTCAGAAAGACATGTGGGTCATGGGCTTTCACCCTGACGATGATTGCGAGGAATTGTTAAACGATGGATCTTTTTCTCCCTTAGTCGATAAAAGTTATGCTATTATTTTCGTGCAGAGGTTAAAGTATTTGCATGAGAAGGCCGAGGCTTTAAAGCCTTTGGGATATTATGATGAAGCCTTTAAATCTGCTGAGAATAATGCTTTATATGCACAGCGAGAAACCCTTTATAGGAGATTGATAAATGGCAATGAAACCACGTAAAGGCAAGAAACCCGTCAAGAAAATGCGCGGCGGTGGTATGGTTAAGAAAATGCGCGGCGGCGGCATGGTCAAGAAAATGCGCGGCGGTGGTATGGTTAAGAAAAGAAAGTAATGGCAAGTGGCCGTCTCCGACAGCAAGAATTTTGAGCTTGATGTAAACGAACACATTGAAGAAGCGTTTGAACGGTGTGGTCTTGAAGCTCGAACGGGTTATGACCTTCGCACCGCGAAAAGGTCTCTAAATCTGTTGTTTGCGGAGTGGGCTAACCGTGGCATAAATCGTTGGACAATTGAACAAAAAACGATTGCGTTGGCTAACGGAGTTGCTAACTACCCGTTAGGTACTTTGACCATGACGGTCAACTCAACGACGAGTTTTCAAGATGGTGAGGCTATTACAGGTGGGACAAGCGCGGCGACTGCAAGTATTACAAATGTCGATTCTTCCACTGTACTGGCTATTACAATACCTAACGGGACGTTTTCTGCTAGCGAGACCATCACAGGTGGTACGAGCGGAGCCACGGCTACGGTTTCTTCTGCCGTATCTTTAGAAGACACTCAAGCTTCCATAGACGTTCTTTCTGCGGTAACGAGGCAAAACTCCGGTACATCTAGTCAATCTGACTTATCAATCACTAGAATAGGCCGTGACGCCTATTTAAGTTTGGCTAGTAAACGGTCAACAGGTAGGCCTGTTCAGTTCTACGTGGATCGTCTAATAACTCCTGAAATTAAGCTATGGCCTACCCCGGACTCTAGCTCTTCTTACGAGCTTGTTTTTGATCGTTTGCGGCGCATAGATGATGCGGACACTCAAGAAAATACGGTTGAGGTTCCTTTCCGTTTTTATCCCTGCGTGTCTGCTGGTTTGGCCTACTATCTTTCGGTCAAGTTTGCCCCTGATAAGGTCCAGTTACTAAAAGCTATTTATGAAGAAGAGCTTCAGAGGGCTATGCAAGAGGACCGGGATAGATCCTCTTTACTAATAGCCCCAAGCTTAGATTATTACAGGGTGTAAAATGGCTCGTTATTCTTCAGGCAAAAATGCGTATGCCATCTCAGATCGCTCAGGGTTCCGGTATAGGTACACTGATATGCAGAGAGAGTGGACCGGCTTGTTGGTTGGTAAGGACGAATGGGAGGCAAAGCACCCGCAACTTGGTCCTTTTAGAGACCCAGCAGACGGTGAGGCTTTATACAACCCTCGGCCCGATAGGATAGAGCCCCTGGTTGTTCATGTGGGGGCTTCTTCTTTTCCACAAGGTAAACCTGACATAAAGGCGGTAGGTGTAGTAGGAACCGTTACGGTGGTGACATGAGCTTTACTTATGCACAGCTTAAAACAGCTATTCAGGACTTTTCAGAAAACACGGAGACTAGTTTTGTCACTAATTTGCCTGTTTTCATAAGAGGCGCGGAAGAGCGTATATTTAAGTTAGTTGACTTAGAAAATTTTCGTAAAAACGCCACGGCTACGATGACGTCGGGTAACCAGTATTTAGCTATGCCCACTGATTTCCTAGCGGCCTTTTCTTTGTCTATTACAAACTCAAGCGCTAAAGAGTTTTTACTCATAAAAGATGTAAATTTTTTACAAGAATACTGGCCCACTGTGGCTTCTACCGGCGTTCCAAAATTTTATGCTGTTTTTGACGATTCTACTTTTTTGATTGCGCCCACCCCAAACGCAAATTTTGCGGTAGAGATGCACTACTATTATCGTCCCGCTAGCCTAACAGCAGGTGCGGATGGCGGAACAACGTGGTTAAGCACAAACGGTCCTAACGCCCTTTTATATGCTTCTCTTGTAGAGGCCTACATTTATATGAAAGGTGACGCTCAACTTCTTGCAACGTATGAGAAGCGCTTTGAAGAGTCCTTGATGCGACTTAAAACTTACGCTGAAGCTCGTGAAAACACGGATGCTTATCGTAAGGGTCTGCCGTCACAAGAGAGGTCTTAATGTTTTCTGCTACAATAGAAATGGACCCAAATTACAAAGTTTTAGTTCATACAACGGAGCGTCGAGGGCATACGCCAGAAGAAGTAGCTAAAAGGTGTGCAGACCGTTTAATTTCTGTTTCTGAAAATGCTCCCCCTGCAATTAAAGATCAGGCTCTTGCTTACCGTGACCAAGTTGAAAAATTGTTGAGTCTGTATATGAGAGAAGCTATAAATAGTGACAGAACTACAGTTTTTAATGCTTTGAACGATGCGGGGCATCCAGAACTAGCTGAGTTGATAAGGAGATTATAACATGGCTATATCACAGGCATTGTGTACGTCGTTCAAAAAAGAATTGATGACGGCGACTCACGATTTTACCAACAGTAGCGGAAACACTTTTAAGTTGGCTTTGTTTACAAGCAGTGCTTCTTTAGGAGCGGCTACCACGGCTTACTCTACATCTAATGAAGCTAGCGGCACGAACTACACCGCAGGTGGCGCTGCTTTGACTAATGTGACGCCTACAACCAGTGGAACTACCGCACTCACCGATTTTTCTGACCTGACGTTTTCTACCGCAACGGTAACGGCTAACGGTGCGTTGATTTACAACGACAGTGCTTCAGGTGATCCGGCAGTGGCGGTCCTGGCTTTTGGAGGTGATAAAACCTCTACGGCAGGTGACTTCACTATTCAATTCCCGACAGCGGACGCTAGCAACGCTATCATCCGTATTGCTTAAATAAGGGCCCAGGCCCGTGTCTTTAATCAGTGGATGGAGTAGAGGCTCGTGGTCTGAGGGGGCGTGGAGTACTCCCATCTCAGAGCGTATTGCTGGGTGGGGCCGCGCTGGTTGGGGTGAGGGCCCTTACGGACAAGCCGCTCCCCTTGCTGTAACAGGTTTTGCGGGCACTTCAGCAGTAGGCACCGTAAGTCTTGTCACCGTAAATAACATTCCAGAAACAGGTTTAGCGGCAACAGGTTCTGTTGGTTCTGTAACCGTATCTGCTGACGCCAACACCTCCGTTACGGGTTCTGCGGGCACCAGCGCTGTGGGCACCGTAGTGGCTTCCCTACCTAAAACCGTAGCTGTTACGGGTTCTGCGGGCACCAGCGCTGTAGGAAGTGTCTCTCTTTCCACAGTAAATACAATTTCTGTTACGGGCGTTTCTGCAACAAGTGCGGTTGGGTCTGTTGATACCCGGACAGGGCTTGTTGTTGATGTTTCTACCGTCGTTGGAACAGGTTCTGCGGGCACAGCTTCAGTTGAAGGCCGCGCTAATGTCGCTGTTACAGGTTCTGCGGGCACAGGTGCGGTGGACTCTGTTACGGTTGCGGCAGCCGCCGGGGTAAGTGTTACAGGCGTTTCTGGAACAGGATCTGTAGGCTCAGTTACTACTGCAAGCGTTAACGTGCTATCTGTCACTGGAGTGTCAGGCACGAGTGCCGTAGGAAGTGTAACAGCCTCCATACCCAAAAGCGTAGATGTTACCGGATTTGAAGTAAACGGATCTGTAGGCTCTGTGACACCTGCCGCTGGTGTACTTATTTCTCCAGTGGGACTTGTAGGAAATTCTTCTGTTGGAAATCTTACAATTTGGAGTAAAATAGAGCCAAGTCAATCACCGAGTTGGTCAGGAACTACGCCAAGTCAATCACCGTCTTGGTCAGGTATAACGCCAAGTCAATCACCGTCTTGGGATGATATTGCAGCATAAGGAAAGGTAGATGGTTTCTTCATA